CATCCACCGCTCCAACCTGTCTGGCCAGTTCGAGATTTCCCGCCACGTCTCTATCACGAAAGGCGACGCAGCGAAGACCGACGAGGGTGCGGCACCGACCGATGTTGAGCAGAACGAGTACGACGTGATTACGCTCACCGGCGAAGAGATCAAGAAGACCGTCGAGATGTCCCGCAAGATGGCCGTCCAGTCCCTCAGCGGCTTCCAGCAGTACATCATCGACGAGGTTTCCGCCCGCCTTGCCGTGGCCTGCAACGCATTTTCCCATACGCGCCTTGCCGACACCACGCTCGGAATGGCTGCTGCGAACAAGATCGAGACCGCAAAGGCAAACGCTATTGCCAAGTCCGACATCACTGGCATGCTTTCCAAACTCAAGACGTTTGGCAACCCCGCCGCTAAGGGCGTCATTATTTACGCCAACAACGACACGATTTGGAACTACATCGCCATGATTGAGGACGCCAACAACCGCTCCTATTTCGTGAACGAGAGCACCGATGACCCGACCGTTCAAGGTCGCATCTTCGGCAAGCTGGTCAAGTGCGACGATTCCATTGCCGACGGCGTTATCAAGGCGGGCTATCCTGACCTGTTCCACGGCAACCTGTTCGATGGCCCCGACGTAACGCCGTACGTTGCGCCCCGCAGCCAGAAGCGCTGCTTCGATGGCTACGTGCTGTTCGATGGCGGGCTCGTGGTACCGCAGGCGTTCGCCCAGCTGACCATCAAGACCGCCTAAGAAGGCGGTGCGCCATGGCCGACAAAGCTAAGAGCAAGCTGCTCGACGCGTGCCGCGCCGCCCTGCGCATCCCCGCTTTCTGCAACGACTTCGACGAAGAGATTGCAGACGTCATCGACGCCGCCCGTGCCGAACTGGTAGCGGGCGGCGTCCTTCCCGAGAAGGCCAACGACGACTCCGATGGCCGCATTCGCCTTGCCATCAAGGTATACGTCAAGGCCAATTTCGGCATGGACAACCCAGATGCAGACCGTTTCACGAAGTCGTTCGAATGCATGCTCACCTCCATGAGCGGTGATTCGGCCTACAGGACGGAGCCAGCCGATGAGTAACTGGAACGGCGTATGCACGCTCATCGAGACCGAGACCGAGCGCGATGACAAGGGTGTGCCGCACAAGAAGGAACGCCGCCGCCGCGTTCCGTGCAACGTGTACTCGATGAGCGCGGCTGCGTACTATGCGGCGGCTCAGGCTGGCGTTAAACCGCAGGCTATTATCGGTATCCGCGCCTGTGCGTATTCTGGAGAGGTTCTTGTGGAGCTAGGCGGCACCACGTACTCGGTTGACAACAAGCAAATGAGTGGTGCCGACAACGTGCGCCTAACGCTTGTTGAGAAAGCGGGCAACAGATGAGCAGCATCAATATCGATGACTTGACGACGATCATCGTGAACGACATGCAAGAGGTCATCGACGATGACGCCGAAGCCCTTGAAGGTAACGCCCGCGCCGCTGGCCAGAAGGCCGTACGGTTGTTGCGCGAGCGAAGCCGAAAAAAGGAACATCACGGCGGCAGCTACGCCAAAGGATGGGCGGCGAGCGTCGAGACGGACGAGACTGGCACGAGCTGCACCGTCCACAACAAGCAATATCAGCTCACGCATCTGCTCGAAAAGGGACACGCAATCGCCAACCAGAGCGGGCGTTACCCTGGGCACGTCGCGGGCGACCACGTAATCGAGGGCGTGTACAACGAGGTTGCCGCCGAGTTCGCGAAAGGCGGCGAGCAATGAACACCCTTGACGAGCTTGTGGCGGTGCTCAAGTCGTTCGGCTTGCCGTTCAGCAACGGCGCGTTCCAGGAAGACGAACGGCCTGCGCCGCCGTATATCGAAATCGAAGCAGGATACGGCGAAGCCGCGTACGCTGACAATGCGACATATCTTCAATGGATGCCGTACGACTGCGGCCTTTACTGCGCAGAGCGCGATTACGAGCTTGAGCAGCGGATTGAAACGGCGCTCGGCGATGCGGGCTTCGCATGCACGAAGACCGTGACACCTATCGACGGCGAAGGCGTCATCGAGACCGCCTATCAGACAAACGTATTCGAATACTAGAAAGGGGCACGCAATGCCACGAAACGGATTCTTCGGCGTTAAGAACTCGCACATCGCAATTCTCAAAGACGAAGACGAATTTACCTACGAAACTCCTGTAAAGGTTCCTGGAACCGTTGAAATCAAGATGGAGCCGTCCGTCGAGACGAACACGAGCTACGCCGATAACGAGCCGTGGATTGACAAGACTCAGGACAACGGCGGCTCCGGCACCATTTCGTTCTACGACACGGAGAGCACGACCGAGCTGCGCAAGCTGTTCGCTGACCTCGTTGGGTTCGACATCGATGCGAAGGGTCGCGTTCTCGGCACGTCAGGCAAGACGCCGAAGAAGTTCGCATTCATGTGCGAGCAGCCTGGGCACGTCATCGGCAAGCGCCGCTGCTTCCTCGCGTGCCAAATCAAGGCACCGAGCATGGATTCCAAGACGATCGAGGACAAGCCTGACATTACGCAGCTCGATTACGACTTGACGTGGCGTCCAGTCACGCTGCCGACGGGCTGGCGTGGCAGTTTCTATGACAGCTACAGTGACCTTGAGGATTACGCCAAGTTTTTCGACAAGGTAGATACTCAGCTCACTCCCGCGCCCGCGTCTGAGGTTGCGTAATGGTGGCCGAGATTACCGTCGGCGGCGAGACGTATCCCGTCGAGTGCAACGCGTTCACGCCGATCGTGTTCTCTCGCGAGTTCAGCGTGGTCCGTGCCGACGGGAGCAAGAGACCGAAGGATATCAACGAAGACGTGTCCATGGTTCTTGAGGTCCAGGCTTGCTCAAGCGTCGCGCCAGTGGTTCCGCTGCTTGAGATTTTTTACGCATGTGCAAAGACTGCCGACCGCAAGCTCAAGCCGTTCGACGAGTGGGTGAAGGGCTTTCCAGCCGACGCATACGACCTGGAGCGTTCAGACGGTTGGGCTACCGACGTGATGGGAATCGTCCAGGAGAACTTTTTTCCGAACGCAGGAAAGGACGTGGAGCCCGCGACCGCCGAAGCATCCGATGCCGCCGCTGCCGATGGAGCTGCAAAGTAGCTGCGACGCGCTCTATATCTACGAGTGCCAGCAGGCGGGCTTGTCGATAAACGACTTGGAAAAGCTCAGCTATCGACAGGTGCAGACGCTGCTTGACATGTATTCGTTCGTCAACGATGCGATCGCCTACGCGCAAGACGACGAGGAATCTCGCAAGGGCGAAGCTGCCTTTTGGGCGTGATGCGAGCGCAAAGCGCCAGCGCATCTGAGAAGGTGCGCTGTTCTGTGCGCTCATATCTTTGAAATACGAATAGAGGTGAAGGCATGGCCGTAACGTACAAGGGCCTTACGATCAAGTTCGGCGGCGATACGACCGAGCTGCAAGGCGCGTTAAAGAAAGTGCAAGGCACGGCCAAGGACACGCAAGGAGCTCTCAAGGACATCAACCGCGCGCTCAAGCTCGACCCTGGCAACACCGAGCTTCTGACCGAGAAGGCGAAGCTCTTGAATCGAGCCTATGACGAGACCAAGGCGAAGCTCGATGCCTACAAGTCGGCGCTCGCTGGGCTTGAGGAAAAGCAGCGAAGCGGCACTGCGCTCACGGAGCGCGAGCAGGCCCAGTATTCGAGCTTGAAGGCTCAGATAGCCATCTGCGAGAATCAGCTTGAGAGCTATGCCGACGACCTGAAAAATGTGAGCCGTGAAGCAGAAGCGTCCAAAACTGGGCTGTATCAATTCGGCCAAACCATCCAAGACAACAGCGACAAGCTTGCGAAGGCTGGCAAGGGCCTTGAGACAGCTGGCAAGACAATAACCGGCGCAGTCGGTGGCGCAGCGACGGCACTCGTCGGCTTGGCTTCGAGCCAAGAAGAGAATATCGAGCAGACTCACCAGCTCGACGCCGCATGGAAGGATGCTGGAGGAACGAGCGAGCAGGCGCGGAACTCGTATACGCTCTTTTACAAGTTGCTCGGCGAAGAGGATACCGCCACCGAAGCCGCGCAAAACCTATCCCGCCTGACAACGAACCAGCAGGAACTTGATCAATGGACGAACATCGCCGCTGGTTCTTTTTCCAAGTTCGGCGATGCGCTGCCGCTAGAAAACCTCGTCGAAGCTTCGCAGGAGACGGCTCACACTGGCAC